AATAGGGTTAAAGATACTCCTGCCTAGCCACAGACTCAAGCAATGGGGGCAGTCTTGTGAGAACCACAAGAGAGTGAAATTCTCGTGGAATTGATTAGCAATCAATCGTTTAATGATTTCCTATTGGCTGAGGGGTTCGAGGAAAAATATCAGTCACAAATAATAAAGAAAGAATATTAAGCCAGAATATTTATTTATTTTGGCTTTTTTACATTTGGGAGGAATTAAAAATGAGAAGAAAAGTTTATAAAGTAAAAGTTAAAATTCAATTTGAAACAACAATGGATCATTCGCAAACAAGTATGGAAAGAGCAAAACAAGATGTAGAAAAACTTATTAATGATTATTTGACACAAGGATTAGATATAAGAAAAATATTTGAGAAACCACCACGTTTTATTTTTAAAGTAGAAACACATAATGGAACAAGAAATTGAAATAAAAAAAGGTGATGTTTTTTTTGCTACATTTGAACAATTTGTAGGTAGTGAACAAAAAGGTGATAGACCTGTGGTGGTATTACAAAATGATGTACAAAATAAACATAGTCCAACAACTATTGTTGCACCTTTTACAAAAGTTTTAAAAAAAGCAAAAGCACCAACACATATACTAATACATAAAAATGATTATTTAAAATACGATTCAATGATTTTGTTAGAACAAACAAGAGTAATTGATAAAAGTAGATTACAAAAATATATAGGTAGTTTAAATGATTTTGAAATGAAATTAATTAATTTAGCATTAGTAAATGTATTTGATGTTAACATTATAGATTATGTAATTAAAAGACTTGAATTAGGAGGAAATAGATATGACAACTACACTAAAAAATTATTTAGTGACTATTATCACAAAGAAATCAAAAATTAAAGTAAACGTAAAAGCAAATAATAGCAAAGAGGCAAAACAAGCAGTTGCAGACGTACTAATAAAATGTGATTATTTTGGATTTAAATCGTTAGATGAATTTAAATTAAAATGTGTCAGAACTAATAAGGAGGTTTAAATGAAAAATATTGATATAAGTAAATTAGTAGAAAAATTAGATAAATGTAGAAATTTAAATTTAGATGAAATTGATATAAATGAGGTAGATGAAATTACAAACATAAAAATAGATAGAAGAAAATCAAGTAATGAAAGAATACTTGATTTTTTAAATGAAGTGAAAAATCCATATATTTTTAAAGTTAATGGAAAATTAGTTAGAATTAGATTTTCTGATACAGAAAAAACTGCAGATGATTGTTTAACATCTGTATTACAAAATTTATATAGATAGTCAAATGTGCGATTAAAAAAATCCCACCTTCGTAAAAAACTCATTTTTAAATTATGATTTGGGTGTTGAAAGGAGGGGAATATATGTCAGGACGTGGCAACAAAAAGGTTAGTAAGCAAAATTGTAATAACAAAAAGTGGTTGTTAGGTTTATATACTAGAAGGTCATTTGATGATGGTGAAACGCAAGAATCGTACACTATAACTAATCAAAAAGCATTAATAGAGTCATTTTTAGAAAATAAACCTAATATTACAATAGAAGATTACTATATTGATGATGGTTATACCGGAACAAACTTTGAAAGACCAGATTTTAAAAGAATGATGAGAGATGTTGTAAATGGAAAAATCAATGGAATAATCGTAAAAGATTTATCTAGGTTAGGTAGAAATCATAAAGAAGTTGGAAAGTATATTGAAGAAATATTCCCTATTTATGATTTGAGAATAATATCTGTAAATGATAATGTAGATTCTTTTTTAGACCCAGAATCAATTAATAGTTTAATTGTACCTGTAAAAAATCTTATGAACGAAAATTATTCAAGAGATATATCTAAAAAAGTTTCTAGTGCATACGAAACTATGGCGAAAAATGGAAAGTTTGTTGCAGGAACGCCACCATATGGATATATGCTTGATCCAGAAGATAAACATCATTTAGTTCCAGATGAAAGTGAAGTTGAAATTGTTAAAAAAATATTTGATATGGCATTATCTGGTAAGGGTAGAATTAAGATATGTAAATATCTTAATGACAATGGAATTTTATGTAGGAAAGAATTGCAAAGAAGAATAAGACGAGATTTAACATTAGAGCCTTTTGCAATTATTTCTAAATATTTATGGAGTACATCAACAATAGGACGAATGTTATCAAGTGAAACATATATTGGAAATTTAGTTCAATTAAAAACAAAAAAAGCCTCTTTTGGTACAGGCAAAATTATTACAAAAACAAAAGAAGAATGTATTCGTTGCGAGAATACACACGAGGCAATTATATCTAATGAAGATTTTAATAAGGTACAAAAAATTATTAAACAAAATGAAAAACCTAAAAAATCATCTTCACCTGAGAACTATTCAATATTTAGGGGAATTTTAAAATGTGCTGACTGTGGTAGGGCTATGACAAAACAAGAAGATTTTAGAGGAACACGTCAATTATCAAATTATTATTGTATGAGTTATTTACATATAAGTAAGACGTGTTCTCCGCATAAAATAAAAACATCAGATTTAGAAAATTCAGTATTGGAAGCAATACAGTTACAAATAAAATTAGTAATTGAGTTAGAAAAAAGTTTGACAAAACTATATTTTAAAAATAATCAAAGTTCTATTGAAAATGAATATAAAAATAATGTAAAAGTTGCTGAAATAAAAATATCTAATTTAAAGGAACAAAAACGAAAATCATACGAAGAATGGAAATTTGGAAAAATAGAAAAAAACGATTATATGAAAATATCAGAAGATATTGATTTTAAAATAAGTAAATTAAATCAAGATATAGAATTATACGAAACAACATATAAAGAAAATATTAAAAAAATCAGAAAAAATGATTATTGGATAGGACATTTTAAAAGAAATAGAAAAATCAAAAAAGTATCAAAAGAAGTTTTAAATGAGTTGATTGAAGTTATATATGTATCAAAAGATGGAGTTTTAGATATTAAATTTAAATACCAAGATGAATATATAAGTTTATTAAAATATTTAGAAAGCGAAGGAGTGAGAATAAATGAAAAAGTGGAAGTTAGGAATTTATCGCAGGCGTTCATTTGATGAAAGGAATGAAGAAGAATCAAATAGTGTTGCTAATCAAAAGAATTTAATAGACGATTACTTAGTTGACAAAAATGATATAATAGTATATAAAGACTATGTTGATGATGGATACACAGGTACTGATTTTAATAGACCCGGCTATAAAAAAATGTTAAATGATATTCAAAGCGGAAAAATAAATTGTGTAATTGTAAAAGATTTATCTAGGTTAGGTAGAAATTATATAGAAGTAGGAAAATTTATAGATGAAATAATTCCACAATATAAATTGAGATTTATATCTATAAATGATAATGTAGATTCTTATAAAAATCCTAATATAATGGACTCATTAGAAATACCATTTAAAAATCTTATGAATGAAAGTTATTCAAAAGATTCTTCTAAAAAAATGAGAACTTCACTTAAAGCAAGTAAAAAGGCTGGTAATTTTATAGGTAAAATTGCCCCTTTTGGATATATGAAAGATGAAAAAGACATTCATAAACTTAATATAGATAAAGAGGCTGCAATTATAATACAAAGAATATTTGGACTAGCATTAAAAGGTAAAAGCAAGCAAGAAATAATTGAAGACTTATCATCTAATCACATTTTGACTCCAAGCGTATATTTAAAAGAAAAATTTAATATAGAAGTTAGTAAGATTAGTAAAAAGTGGTCAATATGGATGTTAGATGCAATATTACAAAACGAAACATATATAGGGTCTATTGTTCAAGGGAAAAGGACAAGAATTAGTCATAAAACACACAATATGGTTAGAGTTGCAGAAGAAGAATGGCTTGTCACAAAAAATCATCATAAACCAATTATTAAAGAAGAAATATTTTATCAGATTCAAGATATTTTATATGATAGAAATGTTAAAGTAAATAAAAATGGTAAGTTTCATAAATACACAGGATTTATAAAGTGTCCAGAATGTGGCAATAACTTATATAGAATGACTAGAAAAAAGAAAAATAAAGAACAATCATATTATTATTGTAGTACATATATAAATACTAAAAATTGTAATAAGCATTATATTTTAGAAAGTGAATTAGATGAAATAGTACTTGCTATGCTTAATGAGCATATTCAATTAGTTTGTGATATAGAGAATAAAATAGATGATATTGTTTCATATTCTAAAATTGAATATAACGAAGAAGTTAAAAAATTAAGGTTAAATGAAATTGAAAAGGAATTAGAAAAGTATCGAACTTTAATGAAAGAATTAGTAGATGATTATAAATGCGATATTATTACGCAAGAAGATTATGATGATTTTAAACAAACATATTTATACGAAATTAATAATTTGAATTTAGAAAAAGAAAGTTTAAATAGACGAAAAATTAATTCTTATAATTTAGAGTGGATAGAGCAGTTTAGAAAAACCAAACAAATAAAAAAGATAGATAGAAATATTGTAGATAGTTTTATTAAAAATATATATGTCAATGAAGATAGAAGTGTAGAAATTGAATTTAGATATAAAGATGAATATAAAGTTGCGTTAAGTTATCTAAAAAATCAAAATAGTGTGGTATAATATATAAGGAAAAAGTTCTTATATTAAAAA